GTTTATGGAAATATGGATACAATAAAGAACATGATATCGTGGTTATCTCTAAAACTGGTCGAATTGGACAAGTGGTGGAGATTCAAGGTTTGCAAATTGGCTTGCCAGCTAAACCACAAGACGTGTACATGCACAACAGCAAGTGGCAAAAAATAGAGTACCCAAAAGAGTTAAGCAAACTTAAAAATATCTTTGACTGGAGAAATTATCCAGAAGAAAGCAAAGATCAGTGGTACGATTTTATAGACGAAGAGTTTAAACGTAGAGATCAAGGCTTTTGGTTTATGAACGATAGTGAACCTACCTACATAACAGGTAGTCACTATATGTATTTACAATGGAGTAAAATAGATGTTGGCGCGCCTGATTTTAGAGAAGCTAACAGGATGTTCTTTATATTTTGGGAAGCTTGCAAAGCTGATAAGCGCTGCTATGGTATGTGTTATTTAAAAAACAGACGTAGTGGTTTTTCGTTTATGAGCTCTGCTGAGGCTGTTAATCAAGCTACTATATCAAGTGATAGTAGGTATGGTATATTATCTAAAAGTGGTGCTGATGCTAAAAAAATGTTTACAGATAAAGTTGTTCCTATCTCAATTAACTATCCGTTCTTTTTTAAACCGATTCAAGACGGTATGGATAGACCTAAGTCTGAACTTGCTTATCGCGTACCTGCAAGTAAGTTTACGCGTAAAAAGATTACTGTCAACGAAAAGCAAGAGGAGTTGGTTGGACTTGACACTACTATTGATTGGAAAAATACAGGTGATAACAGCTACGATGGAGAAAAGCTTAACTTATTAGTACACGATGAAAGTGGTAAATGGGAAAGACCTGATAATATTCTAAACAACTGGCGTGTAACAAAAACTTGTTTACGTCTTGGTAGTAGAATTATAGGTAAGTGCATGATGGGATCAACATCAAACGCTTTGGATAAAGGTGGTGATAACTTTAAAAAATTGTATAACGACAGCGATGTCACAAAAAGAAATAGAAATGGTCAAACACGCTCTGGTTTATATTCTTTGTTTATCCCAATGGAGTGGAACTATGAAGGTTTTATTGATGAGTTTGGACGAC